GTCAACAAATTCACACATGAACAGGTTTTTAAAATCGTCGGCGCTGTTTTCACGTTTGAGCTGCTCAATGTCGAACAGCGTGCAGCCGCCTTTCAGGGCATCTTCAATGGTGACAATCTGCCGCCACTGGCCGTCCGCACAGAGAAGCCCACCGGCAAGGGCGTTATGACTGACGTCGATTTCCACGCGTTCGGCGGCGCTGGCGCGTCCCCGGTTAAACAGTTCACCGGACCAGAACGGGTAGGCGTCGTGCGCCAGCGTGGACGGGGTGGAGAAATAGGTCGAGCGCAGGTGGCTCTGTGAGGCCATACCTGATGCCACCTTACGCAGTACCTGAAAATTCGGGATCCAGAAAATCTCGTCGACGTACAGGTCGCCGTTATGGCTCTGTGCGGTGTTGGAGTTGGTGCCGAGAAAAATCAGTTTTGCGCCGTTATTGCCCAGGACAATCGGGTCACCGGTCAGGTCAACGTCAACCAGCCGGGCAAAGGCGATGATGTATTCGCGGAACACATACGCCTGTGTTTTACTGGCCGACAGAAAAATCTGGTTATGACCGGTTTTCAGGGCGCGCAGCAGTGCCTCGCGGGAAAAATAAAACGTTGCGCCAATCTGGCGGGATTTCAGAATATCGCGGATGCGGTGCTCAAGCCCGGCGCGATACCAGTGCAACTGATATTCGAAAGACTGCTCAAAGAAAATCTGCTCCAGCTTTTCGATGGCCTCGTCACTGAAAAAATTCTTTTTCGGTTTGCGACGCCCGCCTTTGTTGCGGTTAGCGACGTTCGGATTAAGGTCTGCCTCGTTGCCGGTCTGACTGTAACGGTTGACCCGTGCCAGTCGTTCAATCTGGCGTCCGAGCAGGTCAATTTCCTTGAAGTCACCGCCGGTTTTCTGCGGTTTGATGATGAGCTGGGTCAGCCGCGCTTCCAGACTCATTTCGACACGGCTGATGGGGGCAACGCTGTCCCAGCCGTCGCGCTGTTTCCAGCTCTGCACCGTCGGGCGTTTCATCTGCAACATGGCGGCAATCTGCGGCACGGAAAACCCCTGCCAGTACAGCAGCGCCGCCTGACGACGCGGGTCGTGTAAAAGAGTGGTGTCTGTGGTGATGGTCATGAATACCTCGCCGTGATGAATACACGGCAAGGCTACTGAGTCGCGTCCCGCGATTCGCTAAGGTGCTGTTGTGTCAGTGATAAGCCATCCGGGACTGATGGCGGAGGATGCGCATCGTCGGGAAACTGATGCCGACATGTGACTCCTCTAATCACTATTCAGGACTCCTGACAATGGCAAAAAAAGTCTCAAAATTCTTTCGTATCGGCGTTGAGGGTGACACCTGTGACGGGCGTGTCATCAGTGCGCAGGATATTCAGGAAATGGCCGAAACCTTTGACCCGCGAGTCTATGGTTGCCGCATTAACCTGGAACATCTGCGCGGCATCCTGCCTGACGGTATTTTTAAGCGTTATGGCGATGTGGTCGAACTGAAGGCCGAAAAGATTGACGATGATTCGGCGCTGAAAGGCAAATGGGCGCTGTTTGCGAAAATCACCCCGACCGATGACCTTATCGCGATGAACAAGGCCGCGCAGAAGGTCTATACCTCAATGGAAATTCAGCCGAACTTTGCCAACACCGGCAAATGTTATCTGGTGGGTCTGGCCGTCACCGATGACCCGGCAAGCCTCGGCACGGAATACCTGGAATTCTGCCGCACGGCAAAACACAACCCCCTGAACCGCTTCAAATTAAGCCCTGAAAACCTGATTTCAGTGGCAACGCCCGTTGAGCTGGAATTTGAAGACCTGCCTGAAACCGTGTTCACCGCCCTGACCGAAAAGGTGAAGTCCATTTTTGGCCGCAAACAGGCCAGCGATGATGCCCGTCTGAATGACGTGCATGAAGCGGTGACCGCTGTTGCTGAACATGTGCAGGAAAAACTGAGCGCCACTGAGCAGCGCCTCGCTGAGATGGAAACCGCCTTTTCCGCTCTTAAGCAGGAGGTGACTGACAGGGCGGATGAAACCAGCCAGGCATTCACCCGCCTGAAAAACAGTCTCGACCACACCGAAAGTCTGACCCAGCAGCGCCGCAGCAAGGCCACTGGCGGTGGCGGTGATGCCCTGCTGACGAACTGCTGACCGGCGTCAGTCAGTCCGGGAAAACCTTCACGATTAACCCTTAATTTCAGGAAAAACTATGCGCCAGGAAACCCGCTTTAAATTTAATGCCTACCTGTCCCGTGTTGCCGAACTGAACGGCATCGACGCCGGTGATGTGTCGAAAAAATTCACCGTTGAACCGTCGGTCACCCAGACCCTGATGAACACCATGCAGGAGTCCTCTGATTTTCTGACCCGCATCAACATTGTGCCGGTCAGCGAAATGAAAGGGGAAAAAATTGGTATCGGTGTCACCGGCTCCATCGCCAGCACCACCGACACCGCCGGTGGCACCGAGCGTCAGCCGAAGGACTTCTCGAAGCTGGCGTCTAACAAGTACGAATGCGACCAGATTAACTTCGATTTTTATATCCGCTACAAAACGCTGGACCTGTGGGCGCGTTATCAGGATTTCCAGCTCCGTGTCCGTAACGCCATTATCAAACGCCAGTCCCTTGATTTCATCATGGCCGGTTTTAACGGCGTGAAGCGTGCCGAAACCTCTGACCGCAGCAGCAATCCGATGCTGCAGGATGTGGCGGTCGGCTGGCTGCAGAAATACCGCAATGAAGCCCCGGCGCGCGTGATGAGCAAGGTTACTGACGAGGAAGGTCACACGACCTCTGAGGTTATCCGCGTGGGTAAGGGCGGTGATTATGCCAGCCTCGATGCACTGGTGATGGATGCGACCAACAACCTGATTGAACCGTGGTATCAGGAAGACCCTGACCTTGTGGTGATTGTGGGACGTCAGCTACTGGCGGACAAGTATTTCCCCATCGTTAACAAGGAACAGGACAACAGCGAAATGCTGGCCGCTGACGTCATCATCAGCCAGAAACGCATCGGTAACCTGCCGGCGGTGCGCGTCCCGTACTTCCCGGCGGATGCGATGCTCATCACGAAGCTGGAAAACCTGTCCATCTACTACATGGATGACAGCCATCGCCGCGTGATTGTGGAAAACCCGAAACTCGACCGCGTGGAGAACTACGAGTCAATGAACATTGATTACGTGGTGGAAGACTACGCCGCCGGTTGTCTGGTGGAAAAAATTAAGGTCGGTGATTTCTCCACACCGGCTAAGGCGACCGCAGAGCCGGGAGCGTAACCGATGACGAGTCCCGCACAGCGCCACATGATGCGGGTCTCGGCAGCGATGACCGCGCAGCGGGAAGCCGCCCCGCTGCGACATGCAACTGTCTATGAGCAGATGCTGGTTAAGCTCGCCGCAGACCAGCGCACACTGAAAGCGATTTATTCAAAAGAGCTGAAGGCCGCGAAAAAACGCGAACTGCTGCCGTTCTGGTTGCCGTGGGTGAACGGCGTGCTGGAGCAGGGCAAAGGTGCACAGGATGACATTCTGATGACGGTCATGCTGTGGCGTCTGGATACCGGCGATATTGCCGGTGCGCTGGAGATTGCCCGTTATGCCCTGAAGTACGGTCTGACCATGCCGGGTAAACACCGCCGCACCCCGCCGTACATGTTCACCGAGGAGGTGGCGCTTGCGGCCATGCGTGCCCACGCTGCCGGTGAGTCTGTGGATACCCGCCTGCTGACGGACACCCTTGAACTGACCGCCACGGCTGACATGCCTGATGAAGTGCGCGCAAAGCTGCACAAAATCACCGGTCTGTTTCTGCGTGACGGTGGTGATGCCGCAGGTGCGCTGGCGCACCTGCAACGTGCGACACAGCTCGACTGTCAGGCAGGCGTCAAAAAAGAGATTGAACGACTGGAGCGGGAGCTGAAACCGAAGCCGGAGCCGCAACCCAAAGCGGCCACCCGTGCCACGCGTAAGACCCGGAGTGCGACACCGGCAAAACGTGGACGCCCGAAAAAGAAAGCCAGTTAACAACCGAATGCGCCCCGCGCCAGGGCGGCACGCCGGTCTGTGAGGGTGAATCACCTGACACTGTACCGGCGTCCACCGCCCGACTTTTCAGAGGTAGTCATGATGACGCTGATTATTCCGCGAAAGGAGGCTCCCGTGTCCGGTGAGGGTACGGTGGTCATCCCGCAACCGGCAGGCGACGAGCCGGGGATTAAAAACACGTTCTTTTTTCCCGATATCGACCCGAAGCGCGTCCGGGAACGTATGCGCCTTGAGCAGACCGTCGCCCCCGCCCGTCTGCGTGAGGCCATCAAGTCAGGCATGGCTGAAACGAATGCGGAGCTGTACGAGTACCGCGAACAGAAAATTGCTGCCGGTTTTACGCGTCTGGCGGACGTTCCGGCGGACGATATCGACGGTGAAAGCATGAAGGTTTTTTACTACGAGCGCGCCGTGTGTGCGATGGCGACCGCGTCGCTTTATGAGCGTTATCGCGGCGTGGATGCCAGTGCGAAAGGCGACAAGAAGGCCGACAGCATTGACAGCACCATTGATGAGCTGTGGCGGGATATGCGCTGGGCAGTGGCGCGCATCCAGGACAAGCCGCGCTGCATCGTGAGTCAAATCTGATGAAGACCTTTGCGCTACAGGGCGACACGCTCGACGCCATTTGTGTCCGGTATTACGGGCGCACTGAGGGCGTGGTCGAAGCCGTGCTCGCCGCAAATCCGGGACTGGCTGAACTGGGGGCGGTGCTGCCACATGGCACCGCCGTCGAACTGCCCGACGTTCAGACCGCGCCCGTGGCTGAAACTGTCAATCTGTGGGAGTAACGCATGACAGCAGAAGAAAAAAGCGTCCTGTCGCTTTTCATGATTGGGGTGCTGATTGTTGTCGGCAAGGTGCTTGCCGGTGGTGAACCCATCACCCCGCGTCTGTTTATCGGGCGCATGTTGCTCGGTGGTTTTGTCTCGATGGTTGCCGGTGTTGTTCTGGTGCAGTTTCCTGACCTGTCACTGCCTGCGGTGTGCGGTATCGGCTCCATGCTGGGTATCGCCGGTTATCAGGTGATTGAGATTGCCATTCAGCGCCGCTTTAAGGGCAGGGGGAAACCGTAATGCCGGTAATTAACACGCATCAGAATATCGCCGCCTTTCTCGACATGCTGGCCGTGTCCGAAGGGACGGCGAACCATCCGCTGACGAAAAACCGGGGCTATGACGTGATAGTCACCGGACTGGACGGAAAGCCGGAAATCTTCACTGACTACAGTGACCACCCGTTCGCGCATGGCCGACCGGCGAAGGTGTTTAACCGTCGCGGTGAAAAATCCACGGCCTCCGGTCGCTATCAGCAGCTTTACCTGTTCTGGCCGCACTACCGCAAACAGCTTGCCCTGCCGGATTTCAGTCCGCTGTCACAGGACAGGCTCGCCATTCAGTTGATCCGCGAACGCGGTGCACTGGATGACATCCGGGCGGGACGCATTGAGCGCGCCATTTCACGCTGTCGCAATATCTGGGCGTCCCTGCCGGGTGCCGGTTACGGTCAGCGTGAGCATTCACTGGAAAAACTGGTCACCGTCTGGCGTACCGCTGGCGGCGTACCGGCTTAAACGGAGTAAACACCATGAAGAAATTATCCCTTTCACTGATGCTGAACGTGTCGCTGGCGCTGATGCTGGCACTGTCCCTGATTTACCCTCAGAGCGTGGCCGTCAGTTTTGTCGCCACCTGGGCGATTCTGGCGACGGTTATCTGTGTGGTTGCCGGTGGTGTCGGTGTGTATGCCACTGAGTATGTACTGGAACGCTACGGACGGGAGCTGCCGCCGGAATCGCTGGCCGTGAAGATTGTCACGTCGCTGTTTTTGCAGCCGGTGCCGTGGCGCAGGCGGTCAGTGGCTCTGGTAGTGATGGTGGCGACGTTTATCTCGCTGGTCGCTGCCGGGTGGATTTTTACCGCGCTGATTTATCTCGTGGCATCGGTGTTCTTCCGGCTGATACGTACGGCCTGCCGTCAGCGTTTTGAGGGGCGGGAACCATGTCAAAGCTGATGACTGTGCTGGTTGTGTTGTTATCACTGGCGGTGGCCGGTCTGTTTCTGGTGAAACATAAAAATGCCAGCCTGCGCGCCTCGCTGGACAGGGCGAACAACGTCGCCAGTGAACAGCAGACGACCATCACCATGCTGAAAAATCAGCTTCATGTTGCCCTCACCAGAGCAGACAAAAACGAGCTGGCGCAGGTGGCACTGCGTCAGGAACTGGAGAACGCGGCGAAGCGTGAAGCACAGCGCGAGAAAACCATCACGAGGTTACTGAATGAAAACGAAGATTTTCGCCGCTGGTACGGCGCTGGCCTGCCTGATGCTGTGCGCCGGTTGCACCAGCGCCCGGCCTGCACCGACGCCAGTGATTGTCCACAACGCCTGCCCGAAAGTGAGCCTTTGCCCGATGCCGGGCAGTGACCCGCAGACGAACGGCGATTTAAGTGCCGATATCCGGCAGCTTGAGAACGCGCTGGCACGCTGCGCCAGCCAGGTAAAAATGATTAAACACTGTCAGGACGAAAACGATGCTCAAACCCGACAGCCTGCGCAGGGCGCTGACTGATGCCGTCACGGTGCTGAAAACCAGTCCAGAGATGCTTCGGATATTCGTGGATAACGGGAGTATTGCCTCCACGCTGGCGACATCGCTGTCGTTCGAAAAGCGTTACACGCTCAATGTGATTGTGACCGACTTTACCGGTGATTTTGACCTGCTCATCGTGCCGGTGCTGGCGTGGCTGCGGGAAAATCAGCCCGACATCATGACCACCGACGAAGGCCAGAAAAAGGGCTTCACGTTTTATGCAGACATCAACAATGACAGCAGCTTTGATATCAGCATCAGCCTGATGCTGACCGAACGCACGCTGGTCAGTGAGGTGGACGGCGCGCTGCATGTGAAGAATATCCCGGAACCCACGCCGCCGGAGCCGGTCACCCGCCCGATGAAGCTTTATATCAATGGCGAACTGGTGAGCAAGTGGGATGAATGAGTTTAAGCGTTTTGAAGACCGGCTGACCGGACTGATTGAGTCGCTGTCACCGTCAGGGCGTCGGCGACTGAGTGCCGAACTGGCGAAACGTCTGCGGCAGAGTCAGCAGCGTCGGGTGATGGCCCAGAAAGCCCCGGACGGTACACCCTACGCGCCACGCCAGCAGCAGAGCGCCAGAAAAAAGACTGGTCGTGTTAAGCGAAAAATGTTTGCGAAACTTATCACCAGTCGTTTTTTGCATATCCGCGCCAGCCCGGAACAGGCATCAATGGAGTTTTACGGCGGGAAGTCACCGAAAATCGCCAGCGTGCATCAGTTCGGTCTGTCGGAAGAAAACCGGAAAGACGGTAAGAAAATTGATTATCCGGCGCGTCCTCTGCTCGGCTTTACCGGTGAGGATGTGCAGATGATTGAAGAGATTATTCTGGCTCACCTCGACCGTTAGTTGTGCCATTCCTGACACCTCATCGTCACATTGCCGCCGGTATGACCCGGCGGCATCCTTCCCGTTATGAACACTCTCGCAAATATTCAGGAACTCGCGCGCGCACTGCGTAACATGATCCGCACCGGCATTATCGTCGAAACCGACCTTAACGCCGGTCGCTGCCGTGTGCAGACCGGCGGCATGTGCACCGACTGGCTTCAGTGGCTGACCCATCGCGCCGGTCGTTCGCGCACATGGTGGGCACCTTCCGTGGGGGAACAGGTGCTGATTCTGGCCGTGGGCGGTGAACTCGACACGGCATTCGTTCTGCCGGGGATTTATTCCGGCGATAACCACGCGCCGTCTGCGTCGGCGGATGCCCTGCATATCCGTTTCCCTGACGGGGCGGTGATTGAGTATGAACCCGAAACCAGTGCACTTACGGTAAGCGGAATTAAAACGGCCAGCGTGACGGCTTCTGATTCTGTTACTGCCACGGTGCCGGTGGTCATGGTGAAAGCATCAACCCGCGTCACCCTGGACACACCGGAGGTGGTCTGCACCAACAGGCTGATTACCGGCACGCTGGAAGTGCAGAAGGGCGGGACGATGCGCGGCAACATTGAACACACCGGCGGTGAACTCTCATCAAACGGTAAGGTACTGCATACCCATAAACACCCCGGCGACAGTGGCGGCACAACAGGGGGACCTCTATGACAGCGCGTTATCTCGGAATGAATCGCAGTGATGGCCTGACTGTCACTGACCTTGAGCATATCAGCCAGAGTATCGGCGATATCCTGCGTACACCGGTCGGCTCACGGGTGATGCGTCGTGATTACGGCTCGTTGCTGGCATCAATGATTGACCAGCCGCAGACCCCGGCGCTTGAGTTGCAGATTAAGGTCGCCTGTTACATGGCGGTGCTGAAATGGGAACCCCGCGTCACCCTGTCATCCGTCACCACGGCGCGCAGCTTTGACGGGCGAATGACGGTCACGTTAACCGGCCAGCACAACGACACCGGCCAGCCACTTTCGTTAACCATCCCTGTGAGTTGAAACCATGCCGATTATCGACCTGAACCAGCTACCCGCACCGGATGTGGTCGAGGAGCTGGACTTTGAAACCATTCTCGCTGAACGCAAGGCGACACTGATTTCCCTTTACCCGGAAGACCAGCAGGAGGCGGTCGCCCGTACCCTGACGCTGGAATCTGAGCCTCTCGTCAAACTGCTGGAGGAAAATGCTTATCGTGAGCTTATCTGGCGTCAGCGTGTGAATGAGGCTGCACGGGCGGTGATGCTGGCCTGTGCTGCCGGTAATGACCTTGATGTGATTGGTGCCAATTACAACACCACGCGCCTGACTATCACCCCGGCAGATGATTCGACTATCCCGCCGACACCGGCAGTGATGGAGTCTGACACCGATTATCGTCTGCGTATTCAGCAGGCGTTTGAGGGCTTAAGCGTCGCCGGGTCGGTGGGAGCCTATCAGTATCATGGTCGCAGTGCCGACGGGCGTGTCGCGGATATCTCTGTCACCAGTCCGTCTCCGGCCTGCGTCACTATCTCTGTGCTGTCACGTGAAAATAACGGCGTCGCATCCGAAGACCTGCTGGCCGTGGTGCGTAACGCCCTTAATGGCGAGGACGTCAGGCCGGTGGCCGACCGCGTGACCGTGCAGTCTGCCGCCATCGTTGAATACCAGATAAACGCCACGCTGTATCTTTACCCTGGTCCCGAAAGCGAACCCATCCGCGCTGCCGCCGTGAAAAAACTGGAAGCATACATCACGGCACAGCACCGGCTGGGGCGCGACATCCGTCTGTCTGCCATTTATGCCGCTTTGCATGTGGAAGGCGTGCAGCGTGTCGAACTGGCCGCACCACTGGCCGACATCGTGCTCAACAGTACGCAGGCGTCTTTCTGCACCGAATACCGCGTCGTGACCGGAGGCTCGGATGAGTGATTCGCGACTGCTGCCGACCGGCTCATCACCGCTTGAAGTTGCTGCCGCAAAAGCCTGTGCGGAAATTGAAAAAACGCCGGTCAGGATTCGTGAGCTGTGGAACCCGGACACCTGCCCGGCAAATTTGCTGCCGTGGCTGGCATGGGCGTTTTCGGTCGACAGGTGGGATGAAAAGTGGCCGGAAGCGACAAAACGCGCCGTTATTCGCGATGCCTATTTTATCCACTGTCATAAAGGCACTATAGGCGCAATCCGGCGTGTGGTGGAGCCGCTCGGCTATCTCATTAACGTAAAGGAATGGTGGGAGACAAACGACCCGCCCGGCACCTTTCGCCTTGATATCGGTGTGCTGGAAAGCGGCATCACGGAGGAGATGTACCTGGAAATGGAACGGCTGATTGCCGATGCCAAACCCGCAAGTCGCCACCTTATCGGTCTGAACATTATCCAGGACATTCCCGGCTATCTGTATACAGGCGGTGTGGTCTGTGATGGTGATGTTATTACTGTTTATCCCGGATAAGTGAGAAACAATGAGCACGAAATTTAAAACCGTTATCACTACTGCCGGAGCCGCAAAGCTGGCTGCCGCCACTGTCCCCGGCGGGAAAAAAGTAAACCTGTCTGCAATGGCCGTGGGTGACGGTGATGGCAAATTGCCGGTGCCGGATGCCGGTCAGACGAAACTGGTGCATGAGGTCTGGCGTCACGCTCTGAATAAAGTCAGCGTGGATAACAAGAATAAAAACTATATCGTGGCTGAACTGGTTGTACCGCCCGAAGTGGGCGGCTTCTGGATGCGTGAGCTTGGTCTGTATGACGATGCCGGAACACTGATTGCGGTATCCAACATGGCAGAAAGCTATAAGCCAGAACTGGCTGAAGGCTCCGGACGTGCGCAGACCTGCCGCATGGTTATTATTCTCAGCAACGTGGCGTCCGTTGAGCTGAGTATTGATGCCAGCACAGTGATGGCGACGCAGGATTACGTCGATGACAAAATCGCAGAGCATGAGCAGTCCCGCCACCATCCTGACGCCACGCTGACAGAAAAAGGTTTTACTCAGTTAAGCAGTGCAACAAACAGCACCAGTGAGTCATTGGCGGCAACGCCAAAAGCGGTCAAGGCAGCAAATGACAACGCAAACTCACGTCTGGCGAAAAATCAGAATGGTGCAGATATCCAGGATAAATCAGCTTTTCTGGACAATGTTGGCGTTACCAGCCTGACGTTTATGAAAAACAATGGCGAAATGCCTGTTGATGCCGACCTGAATACATTTGGCCCTGTTAAGGCTTATTCAGGTATCTGGTCTAAAGCAACATCCACCAACGCAACACTGGAGAAAAATTTCCCGGAAGATAATGCTGTCGGTGTGCTTGAGGTTTTTGCTGGCGGCAATTTTGCAGGCACGCAACGCTATACCACACGTGACGGAAATTTGTATACCCGCAAACTCATTGGAACATGGAACGGTAATGATGGACCATGGGGAGCATGGCGCCATGTTCAGGCTGTAACGCGAGCTCTAAGCACAACGATTGACCTTAACTCTCTCGGTGGCGCAGAGCATTTAGGTCTATGGAGAAACAGCAGTTCAGCAATAGCTTCTTTTGAACGACATTACCCTGGGCAGGGAGGAGACGCGCAGGGCATTCTGGAAATTTTCGAAGGTGGGCTATATGGACGCACGCAGCGTTATACAACCCGTAACGGGACTATGTATATTCGCGGCCTGACAGCTAAATGGGATGCAGAAAATCCACAGTGGGAAGACTGGATCCAAATTGGTTATCAGACCAGTAGTACCTTCTACGAAGATGACCTGGATGATTTGATGTCTCCGGGTATTTACAGTGTGACAGGCAAAGCGACCCACACCCCAATCCAGGGGCAGTCTGGTTTTCTGGAAGTCATCAGGCGCAAGGATGGTGTCTATGTTTTGCAACGTTACACGACCACAGGAACCAGCGCAGCTACAAAAGACCGTTTATATGAGCGAGTGTTTCTTGGTGGCTCATTTAACGCGTGGGGGGAGTGGCGACAGATTTATAACTCAAACTCTTTGCCGTTAGAGTTGGGTATCGGTGGCGCAGTGGCAAAACTCACCAGCCTGGACTGGCAGACATACGATTTTGTGCCGGGCAGTCTGATAACCGTTCGGCTGGATAACATGACCAATATTCCCGACGGTATGGACTGGGGCGTCATTGATGGCAACCTGATAAACATCTCAGTCGGTCCGAGTGATGATTCTGGTTCGGGGCGCTCAATGCATGTATGGCGCAGCACTGTAAGTAAAGCGAACTACCGCTTTTTTATGGTGCGCATCTCAGGAAATCCGGGAAGCCGCACGATCACGACAAGACGTGTACCAATTATCGACGAAGCCCAGACATGGGGCGCGAAACAGACATTCAGTGCTGGCCTTTCTGGTGAACTGTCCGGCAATGCGGCGACAGCAACAAAGCTGAAAACAGCCCGTAAAATTAATAACGTTTCGTTTGATGGAACATCAGATATTAACCTGACGCCGAAAAATATTGGTGCATTTGCTTCAGGAAAAACAGGAGACACCGTTGCGAATGATAAAGCCGTTGGATGGAACTGGAGTAGCGGAGCCTATAACGCAACTACTGGTGGGGCATCAACGTTAATTCTTCATTTTAATATCGGTGAAGGAAGTTGTCCCGCAGCCCAGTTCCGCGTTAATTATAAGAACGGCGGTATTTTTTATCGTTCTGCTCGTGATGGTTACGGATTCGAGGCTGACTGGTCTGAGTTTTATACCACAAAGCGAAAACCTACAGCGGGAGATGTCGGTGCACTGTCGTTATCTGGTGGTCAATTGAATGGTGCTCTGGGTATAGGAACATCCAGTGCTCTTGGCGGTAATTCGATTGTTTTGGGTGATAATGACACGGGCTTTAAACAAAATGGTGATGGTAATCTGGATGTTTATGCTAATAGCGTCCATATTATGCGCTTTGTCTCGGGAAGTATTCAAAGTAATAAAACCATAAATATTACGGGGCGTGTTAATCCCTCGGATTACGGTAACTTTGATTCCCGCTATGTCCGGGATATCCGGCTTGGTGGTGCTGCCACATACAAACCTGCGAACAATGGCATGACATGGACACATCAGGCACCGTCCGGGTGTGTATATTCCGGCATTATTGTTCAGGATACCGGCTCAAACTCTGCCGATAACATTGGTGGTGTATATTACAGGCCGGTTCAGAAATACATTAACGGGACATGGTATAACGTGGCGCAGGTATAATTTATGCAGCATTTAAAAAATATTACGGCGGGTAATCCAAAAACGGTTGAACAATATCAATTGACAAAGGGTTTTGATGTTGTCTGGTTTTTTTCAGAAGATGGTAAGAACTGGTACGAAGAACAAAAGTATTTTGCTGATGACACGATAAAAATAGCGTACGACAAAGATAATATTATCCGCTATGTGGAAAAGGATGTGACAGCTATCAGACCGGATGGATTAAGTGTTGTTGAAGTGGCGGATATTACTGCTAACCGACGAGCGGACATTTCAGGGGGCTGGATGTTTAAGGACGGCAAAGTGATTAAACGCATTTATACGGCAGAGGAATTGCTGCAGCAGGCAGAAAACCGGAAAGCCAGACTTCTTGCAGATGCTGAATCCGTGATTTTGCCGCTGGAGCGCGCGGTCAGACTGAACATGGCAACAGATGAGGAGCGTAGCCGACTGGATGCATGGGAGCGTTACAGCGTTCTGGTCAGTCGTGTGGATCCTGCAAATCCTGAATGGCCGGAAATGCCGCAATAAGTTGTATGATCTCTGGAGTGAGCAAACATATCTATGGCACAGAGTAAAGCCTAATCTGACAGGCCGCTCTGTGTCTGGAGTAGATTTTAGTAAAGCATTATTTTATTAGTGCAAATTCTAATCAATACATTTTATGTATATGATATCCTGCAGACTTTAATGACTTGGTTTAGGCTAACCAGATAACACTGAAGGAATATTTTTGATAATTAAGGTGCGGTATGTTTACTAAGCGACGATTAAAAAATATTAACTGGGAGGCAAGTTCAGTGATTCTTGCTATGGTTCTCTTTGTTGGAAATATATTTTATACAAATCATCGTGATGATATAAGCATGGAGGCTGAGAGGGACAGTATCAGAACAATGTTTGCATATGAAATCGCTAATAACCATCGCGCTCTCACTTTTCTTGATAAAACGAGATATATTGGCTTTGACGAAAATTCGGAGCATTTTGTTGGCGAGCCTTTTGCCATTAATGTCAAATCATTAGGGGGGCCTCGCTTACAGATTGCATTAAACCAGACTGATAAAGTGTTTAAATCCTACTTCAGCGAATTAAGTAAGCTTGATAAAGAGGATGTTACTCTTCTTATGGACTATTACCATGAGCAAAGCATCCTGCTGGAGCGTGTAAAATCTACGTTACAGAAGATGAAAAGTGGTAATGATATTAAAGTTGATATTGATGGTTACTTATTAGAAGAACACTTCATGAATGAGCTTAATCTTTCTAATATTTTGCTTAAACGCTATAGCCATTTGTTGTCACAACACGCCAAAGAACATAAAACAAAAGATTTACATAATTGATAATCTGCTAATGGTTATTCATGGGGTAACTATGTTTTATATGTAATCCAACTCAGATGAATTATTGATTCTGGATAATAACCGCAGAGCGGCATATACCCTGACAGGCAAATGTCCGCTTCTTGTTCAAAGCAGACCGTCAGATTTGATAACTTTTGGGCTATGTAAATTGTCAGTCGGAAAATGAGTGAGTTCAAATCAGGACAGGCGGGCGAATTGCCCGCCTTTTCTTTATCTGTTGTTTCATCCACTGACCAACCAGGTCAAATAGCGTCTCATGCTCTGCACAACAGAAAATAGTTGCACCCATTAACCACGGAGTTAAACGGATGAGTGACTATCATCACGGCGTGCAGGTGCTGGAGATTAACGACGGCACCCGCGTCATTTCCACCGTATCCACTGCCATTGTCGGCATGATCTGCACGGCCAGCGATGCGGATGCGGAAACCTTCCCCCTCAATAAACCTGTGCTGATTACCAATGTGCAGAGCGCAATTGCAAAGGCCGGTAAAAAAGGCACGCTGGCGGCATCGTTGCAGGCCATCGCAGACCAGTCAAAACCGGTCACCGTTGTCGTGCGCGTGGAAGACGGCACCGGTGATGACGAGGAAACGAAACTCGCGCAGACCGTTTCCAATATCATCGGCACCACCGACGAAAACGGTCAGTATACCGGACTGAAAGCCCTGCTGGCGGCAGAGTCGGTAACCGGTGTTAAACCGCGTATTCTCGGCGTGCCGGGACTGGATACCAAAGAGGTGGCTGTTGCACTGGCATCAGTCTGTCAGAAGCTGCGCGCTTTCGGGTATATCAGCGCATGGGGATGTAAAACCATTTCCGAGGTGAAAGCTTACCGCCAGAATTTCAGCCAGCGTGAGCTGATGGTCATCTGGCCGGATTTCCTCGCATGGGATACTGTCACCAGTACCACCGCCACCGCGTATGCCACCGCCCGTGCGCTGGGGCTGCGCGCTAAAATCGACCAGGAGCAGGGCTGGCATAAAACGCTGTCCAATGTCGGGGTGAACGGTGTTACCGGCATCAGCGCATCTGTATTCTGGGATTTGCAGGAGTCCGGCACCGATGCTGACCTGCTTAACGAGTCAGGCGTCACAACGCTGATTCGCCGTGACGGTTTCCGGTTCTGGGGTAACCGTACCTGCTCTGATGACCCGCTGTTCCTCTTTGAAAACTACACCCGCACCGCGCAGGTGCTGGCCGACACGATGGCTGAGGCGCACATGTGGGCGGTGGACAAGCCCATCACCGCAACGCTGATTCGCGACATCGTTGACGGCATCAATGCCAAATTCCGTGAGCTGAAAACAAACGGCTATATCGTGGATGCGACCTGCTGGTTCAGTGAAGAATCCAACGATGCGGAAACCCTCAAGGCCGGAAAACTGTATATCGACTACGACTATACCCCGGTGCCTCCTCTTGAAAACCTGACCCTGCGCCAGCGTATTACTGATAAATACCTGGCAAATCTGGTCACCTCGGTTAACAGCAATTAAGGAGCATGACCGATGGCAATGCCGCGCAAACTCAAGTTAATGAACGTCTTTCTGAACGGCTACAGCTATCAGGGCGTTGCAAAGTCCGTCACGCTGCCAAAACTGACCCGTAAGCTCGAAAACTATCGCGGTGCGGGGATGAACGGCAGCGCACCAGTAGACCTCGGCCTTGATGACGATGCGCTGTCAATGGAGTGGTCGCTCGGGGGCTTCCCGGATTCGGTTATCTGGGAGCTTTACGCCGCAACCGGTGTGGATGCCGTGCCGATTCGTTTTGCAGGCTCTTACCAGCGCGACGATACCGGCGAAACGGTGGCCGTCGAAGTGGTCATGCGTGGACGTCAGAAAGAAATCGACACCGGCGAGGGTAAACAGGGAGAAGACACCGAGTCGAAAATCTCCGTGGTCTGCACCTATTTCCGGCTGACGATGGACGGTAAGGAGCTGGTCGAAATCGACACCATCAACATGATTGAGAAGGTGAACGGCGTCGACCGGCTGGGGCAACACCGCCGAAA